TTCTGGTGCATATAGAACCCGAGCCGGTACAAGGGGCGGCGTTTCTACAGGCGGTGACTCATCTCCAACAAGAAGCGCAACAGCACCATCAACTCCAGAGCCAGTTATTACTCCAGTATCACAAGCGCCCTCTATGTCAGAAGACGCTGCACGAAGGGCGATGATGTCTAGCGGTGCGGGTGCTGCTACTCGTCGTAAGTATATCAACCGCTAATGCAGCTTGATTACAAACCGCCCGGTCCCATAGCAAAAGCCTTTATGAAGGACGAGGCTTTTGTTCGGGGGATCAGGGGTCCTGTAGGCTCCGGCAAGTCTGTCACTTGTTGCATGGAGATCATGCGCCGTGCAGTAAACCAGAAGCCAAATGGTTCCGGCATAAGGCGGTCCAGATGGGCTGTTATCAGGAATACAAATCCCCAGCTAAAGACCACCACGATCAAGACTTGGCGTGATTGGTTCTCAGACGAGATTGGCAAGTTTGTGTGGTCGCCTCCGTATACACATCTTGTCAATTTCGGTCTGGGGGATAAGACTACTGTTGAGCTTGAAGTCATCTTCTTGGCTTTGGATAAGCAGGAAGATGTGAAGAAGCTGCTGTCATTGGAACTTACAGGGGTATGGATCAATGAAGCACGAGAGATCCCTAAATCGATTGTGGACGCCTGCACCATGCGTGTGGGTCGCTTTCCCTCTATGCGTGATGGTGGGCCTTCTTGGTTTGGTGTCATCATGGACACGAACGCACCGGATGAGACGCACTGGTGGGGGATCATGTCGGGAGAAGTCCCAGCGCCTGAATACATGGCAGAAGAAGAGAAGATCCTTCTAGTCAAGCCAGACGATTGGATGTTTTTCTCACAACCGGGCGCTATGAAAGAGATCAAGAATCAATCCGGCAGCATTGAGGGCTATGAGAAGAACGGCAAGAGAGAGAACGATCAAAACCTCCAGCCCGACTACTATGATAAGATTATCCTTGGTAAGGCTCCATCCTGGGTTAAGGTCTATGTACTAAATCAGTATCAGGCCCTAATGGACGGCAAGGCTGTCTATCAGTCATTCAGAAAGGAAGCTCATGTTGCCCAATCACCCATTGAGCCGATCGATGGCAGGGAGGTTATCGTTGGCATTGACTTTGGCCGCACGCCGTCGGCAATCTTCACGCAACAGCTCCACTCGGGAAAATGGACAATCTTCCATGAGATCATCGGGCAGGACATGGGGGCAGGAAGGTTCGCGGATGTCCTCAAAAGGGAAATCACTCGACACGGATGGGACAAGCACGACTTCAAGTTCATAGGCGATCCCGCTGGCAACCAGATGGCCCAGACGTCAGAGCAGACGCCTTTCATGATTTTAAGGGCGGCCGGCATTCAGGCCTATCCTGCGCCAAGCAACGACACACAGATACGCATCGAAGCTGTCGATGGTGTCCTAAACAGGATGGTGGATGGCTATCCGTCAGTTGCAATCAGCCCGAATTGCACTGTGCTAATCTCTGGTTTTGAGGGTGGCTACCAATACAAGCGCCAGTATCACATGGGTAACGAGCGGTTTGAGGAACGACCGTCGAAGAACAGGTTCTCTCATATTCACGATGCTCTCCAATATGCGTTCTTAGGGGGCGGTGAAGGTCGAAAGGTAGTGTTCGGTGGGAATAAGCGGCCTTCCCATACAACCGTTGCGAGGGTTGGAAACCCCTTGGAGAGACAAAGACAGCGTAATGGCTTCAAATCTAGGCGTCTCAGAGCATGAATTGGATAATCTGCTTCAAAAAAGCCAACAATGTTGGCCCTTGGAGACTATTTACCGCTCACAGGCCCGATTTTGGGCATGTATTTGCTGTCAGGTACGATCCTGAGCTTGATTTGTGGATTAGATTTGAGTGTGCTAGCCAAAGATTCAATTTTGAGCTGCTTTCAGAGGAAGCCGCTGACTATTTGGTCTATGACATGGTTGAAAACTGTTTTTGTGTGGAAGTAGAAGCCGTAGATAACTCTATTTATGCTCCTCGTTGGCTTTATTGCGTTAGTTTCGTAAAGCACATTATAGGCATTAGGAAACCTTGGATTTTGACGCCATATCAGCTGTATTGTGAATTGATTAAAAAAGAACACCGTATCATCTTTACCAAAGAACAAGGAGAAGACGATGGGATTCATGTCTGCCCCCAGCCCGCCGCCACCTGATCCAGAGTTGGCTAAACAGCGTAAGGCTGAAGAAGAGCGTCTCGCAAAGTCAAAAGCTGAACAAGAGCGTCGTCAGGCAGATATGGAACGCAAGCAGCGTGAGAATCTACTTGGCGCAAGATCATTGCAGGATGAAGAACTGGAAGGTTTTGGCGGTTATCGTCGCAAGAACCTTGGCAAATCTATTAGGAGCTAAATGTGTCACCTTATGTAGATGACGGTAATCCTGTACCCCCATCAGGAGGAGAAGCTGACAAGCAGGAACTGAAGCGTGTAATGGATCGCTTCAAGAAGGCAAAGGGTCGTTGGAACTCTTGGTCTGACTTGTGGGAAGAAATCTATGATTACGTTCTTCCTCATCGTGAGAGTTTTTTTCAAGAAAGCTCAGCAGCTCGACGTACCGAGAATATATACGACGAGACTGCTGTGGTTGGTCTTCCTAAGTTTGCTTCTCGTCTACAACTTGGTTTCTTTCCACCGAATGGTCGTGCATTCCGACTTCTACCCGGCCCCGAGTTTCCTAACGAACTCCGCAGTAAATCCCTAGAAGAAGAGCTTGATCGCATTACTGACCTTATTCATGAGGGCCTGCGTAACTCTAACTTTAATGCTGAAATGCACGAAGGCCTACAGGACCTTGGTCTTGGGACCATGAACCTCCTTGCTGAAGAGGGTCGGTTCATGGGTGATCTGCATTTTACGTCTGTACCTCCCACCAATCTTGCGCTTCTCCCCGGCAAGCAAGATACGGTGACAGACTGGTTCCGTTGGAACTACCAGACAGATCTGACCGAAGTAAAACATCGGTATCCCAAGGCCCAATTTACAGAGAAGATGCTCAAAGAGCAGAAGAAGAACCCAAACCGTAAAACACGCATTGTCGAAGCCACAATGTATGATGCGACCAATAGGTTCAAAGATGAGTACACCTACTATCTGATCTCTGAAACAGACAACGCCATCCTAATGAAGGAGCGTTTGGCTGGTAGGGGTTCTGTTCCTTGGATCACTACACGTTGGTCTAAGTCTGGCTTTGAGGTATGGGGCCGTGGGCCTGTGCTACAGGCAATGCCAGCAATCAAGACACTTAACCTGACTGTGCAGCTTATCCTTGAGAACGCCGAAATGGCTATCTCTGGCAGCTATGTCTATGACGATGATGGTGTGTTCAATCCTGACAACATCACTATCCAGCCGGGTACATTTATCCCTCGCAGTCCGGGTAGTGTAATCGATAGTCTTCAAAGCCCAGGACGGTTTGACGTAGCGCAATTAGTATTGGATGATATGCGCCGCAACGTCCGTAAGGCGCTCTTCATTGACGAACTGGACACTCGTCCTAATGCGAGAACTCCACTTTCTGCTACTGAAGTCAGTGAACGTCTTGCAGACGTTGCACGAGATATGGGCGCTGTCGCTGGCAGGATGCAGAAGGAATTCTTGCAGCCGCTGGTTGAGCGCATCGTCTATATCTATAAGAAGCAAGGCCTCTTAGACATACCAAAGGTGGACGGACGCGAACTGCGTATCGTTCCAGTTTCTCCCCTGCTGCGAGCGCAGGACCAGCAAGACGTTGCTGATTTTGTCAGGTTTCAGCAAACTGTCGCCTCCACCTTTGGACCTGAAATTACCCCTGTTCTGTACAATCAGGAAAAGGTGGTTCAATATCTTGCTCAGAAGTTTGGGATCATGGAGGAGCTTCTTGCAGATCCCCAACAGGTGCAGGGCAATGTTGAGACCCTGCAACAGTTGATGCAAACACAACAGGGGCAGTAGTGAGTAAGCAACGTGGAACGATTTCGGTTGATGGTCGCGGATATACTGGTGACGTTGAAGCTGACCTTAATTCTAAGGCCTACGGTCTCTTTGGCTCTGGGATTGGCAGAGATTTTCTCCAGTATCTCGAAAGCATTACGACGCAGAGCATACACCCTGCTGGAACAAATATCGAAGTACTAGCCCATGCCGAAGGTGCTAGATGGATCGTTGCAATCATGAAGAAGCGTTGTGAGCTAGGAAGGAAACAAGGCGATGGCTAAACCAGCAAATCCTAGTCTATATGCAAGAGCAAAGGCCATTGTTAAGGCAAGAGTTAAGAAGTGGCCTAGCGCATATGCAAGCGGCCAGTTGGTTCAACAGTACAAGCGCATGGGTGGCAAGTACAAATGAGCCTGACTAAGTGGTTCAATGAAAAGTGGGTAGATATATCCACCAAGAAAGATGGAAAGCACCCTGCATGTGGTCGCAAGATGGGCGATGGCAGAAAGGGATATCCAAAGTGTGTTCCTGCCTCCAAGGCCGCAAGAATGACAGCATCTGAAAAGCGAAGCGCATCAAGGCGTAAGAGAGCAACCAATCCTGCCGGCGGCGGTAAGAAGCCAACATATGCGAGGACGTGATGGCAGATAAAAAGAAGCAGCTTACTGATAGGCAAAAAGCAACGATGAAAAAGCATCGTAAGCATCACACTAAGGCTCATATGGATTTTATGACCAAGAAGATGATGGGTGGCTCAACCTTTACCCAAGCCCATAAAATGGCTATGAAAAAAGTTGGTAACTAATGGCCCCTAGAGTAAAAAAGACACCGGCATGGCAGCGCAAGGAAGGACAAAACCCAGAGGGCGGCCTCAACGAAGCTGGAAGGCGTTCGTTGCGAAGGCAGGGGAAAAATATCAAACGCCCAGTTTCGGCAAAGGAAGCAAAGAAAAGCCCAAAGAAGGCGGCAAGACGTAAATCTTTCTGCGCTCGTATGAAGGGCATGAAGAAGAAGCTGACTTCTGCTGAGACCCGAAATGACCCTAATAGCCGTATCAACAAAGCACTAAGAAAGTGGGATTGCTAAATGAGTGAGGAACTTCAGGAGACCGCAGAGGTCGAAGAACAGCCGCAGGTTCAGGCAGATGTGCAGGAGCAACCTGAGGAATCATTTACTGACAGGCCAGATTGGCTTCCAGAAAAATTCAAGACTCCAGAAGACATGGCGAAAAGCTATGGCGAGCTTGAGCGTGGATTCTATCAGCGCAAAGACGATTTGCGTGAGCAGATTATTGACGAGATCAATCAGGATGCAATGAAAGATGCTCCTGCCAGCCCTGCTGACTATGATGTCAATTTTCAAGCGCCAGAAGGCATGGAGTATACTGTTGACGCTGATGATCCTCTTCTTGGCTGGTTTAAGGGCAAGGCTCATGAGTATGGCCTGTCCCAAGATGAGTTCGATGGACTTATCAATGAATACGCACAGGCAGATCTTCAACGTGGGCCTGATTGGAATACGGAATCAGAGACCCTTGGTGAGTATGCAGAAGATCGACTAAACCGTGTAGACGGTTGGGCGAGGGGCAGTCTCACGCAAGAGGGCTATGGGGTCTTTGCCAACATCCCTGCATCTGCCGGTATGGTTCAGCTTTTTGAAGAGCTGATGGAGCTGAATGGTCAGCCGCAGTTCAATATGGTTTCTGAGACAGAGTTTCAGGAAGTTCTTTCTCTTGATGAGCTTAGGTCTATGCAAAATGATCCTAGGTATTGGAGGGAGAAGGACTCTGCATATATCGCTAAGGTGCGTGCAGGGTTCGATCAATACTCTCGGCGCAATCGTTAATGTGAATTAACAAGCTGAGAATATTGTGACATGTTGTTTGTACTAGAAGGCCCTAAAGCAATGGATAATCTTTGGACCCTGCGCTGATGGATAACCAGACTAGAATCGAACTTGTATCAACTCGACCAAACCCGAGGAGGGTATAATGGCTACACCGTCCATTAGCACTTCCTTTATCGAGGAGTTTGAGTCTGGCGTCCACATGGCTTATCAGCGCATGGGGTCCAAACTCAGGAACACCATTCGTACTGCGAATGGGGTCAAGAATAAGACCACGTTCCAAAAAATCGGTAAGGGCTTTGCTACTACCAAAGCGCGGCATGGTAATGTCGCACCTATGAATCTTGCTCACACAAACGTCAGCGTAACCCTTGAGGATTATTTCGCTGGTGAGTGGGTAGATGATCTCGACCAGCTCCGCATCAACCATGATGAGATGCTTGTCGCTCAGCAGTCTGGTGCATATGCACTTGGCCGTAAGACCGACGATCTCATTCTGGAAGCCATGGACTCCACCACTTCAACCCATAATGAAACCTCAAATGGCGTTACGCTTGCTTGGGCTTTCGGGCTTATGGAGCTTTTTGGCAATAACAGTGTTCCTGACGATGGTCAGCGTTACGTTGTTGTTGGCTGGGAGCAGTGGTCACAGCTTCTTGATCTGGATGAGTTCTCTCGTACCAACTATGTTGGCGAAGGAGATCTTCCTTTCAATAACGCTATGACTGCTAAAGAGTGGCTTGGCTTTATGTGGTTCCCATTCTCTGGTCTTAGCGAGACTAACGGTTCTGATGCTGCTGGCACCACGCACCGTAAGTGTTTTGCTTGGCATCAGGGTTCTGTGGGCCATGCAATCGGCGCTGACGTTTCGTCCAACATGCAGTATCACAACGACAAGGATGCGTACTTTGTTCTGAACAAGATGCAGATGAACGCTACCCTGATCGATGCTGAAGGTTGTTTCGAACTTGAGCTGAAGAAATAAGGAGGAGTTGAGATGGCTTATACAGACGCAAACTTCACCTTGGTTAACTATTCAGGCAATGGCTTCCATATTTGGCACTATGTGTCTACTGGAGACAACCTGAACACCATTGATACTGCTGGTTACTTCAATAATAAGTCCAGTGAGATCAATGTTGGCGACGTTATCTTTGTCAACGCTTCAAACGGCTTTGGCATCGCAACTGTTGTTTCTAACTCTGGCGGTACTGTCGATACTGGCGATATCGTGAGCATGACAACGGATAGTCGTTAATGGCTAAGGCCCCAGCAAAAAAGAAGGCGGCAGCGAAAGCTGCCCCTTCTCCGTCTGCCAAGACTGTTAAACGCCGTAACGGCACAGTCACATTTGGCAAAAACACAACTCTTGGTAAGGGATCTAAGTGATGAAAAAAACTGTTAAAAAGCCCAAGCCACGCAAAGGTGGGGGTTACTAATGCCTATGGGTCCAGGAACATATGGCTCTCAAAGAGGCCGTCCAAAGAAGAAAAAGACTAAGACCATGGGCAAGGCCACCCTGACAGCAAAGCAAAAGACCTTGCCAAAGGATCTTCAAGAAGAAATTCTCAAGAAGAAAAATCAAGGAATGGCATAAATGCCAACAACCCCATCTACCGATATTGAAGTAGCGCAGAAGGCAATGGTTCTGATCGGTTTGGAGCCATTGACTTCATTTACGGACTCTACTGACGAAGCTCTAGTTGCAAATACAATATATGAAGATGTTGTTTCAGATTGCTTGAGTCAGCATAACTGGAACTTTGCAACTGGTCAGAAAACTCTATCACGCCTTACTGATGTTCCTGTTGATCGTTGGGATGCGGCCTATGCTCTTCCAACAAACCCAGCCACGCTTCAGGTCATAACTGTAACTATTGAGGATGTGCCTCAGAGATATGACATTTATGAGCGTTTTGTTTATATAAATGCTCAAGTAGAAGATGTTGTTGTTCTAAACTATATCTTCCGACCAGAAACTCAGTTCTGGCCCCCTACATTTACTATGTGGGTTATGTTTCGCCTTGCCTCTGTATTGGCTTTGTCAGTTACACGCAAAGCAGATATTGCAAGTTCGTACACTACGCTTGCTGATGCTCAGTTCCGCAGGGCTAAAGCAAGAGACAGCCAGCAAGTTACGACTCAAGGCCTACGTTTGAGCAGATTTCATCGTGCAAGACTTGGAAATGGCATTTTCCAAGAGATTGAGGGAACATGAGTAAAACTGGATATCCTGATCTGACTTTAGAAAATCTTGCAAAAACTGCTGGCGCATTTGCTGCTGGCGGTGGTGCTTTTGTTGCTGGAGGTTTGCTAGAGGACAAGGTTAGGAAAAGAGTAGCCAGAATCAAAAGGTTTGAAGAGGTTAAAAAATTTAGAAGGGCCAATAATGCAGTTTATAAAAGTCGCAAAACTATGGGTTCTATAGCGGAACGCCATTTTCGCCCTGATAAAACTACTAGAGACGCTGATATATATAATAGATTTATTTCTCAAGAAGGCCGTCCCAGCAAGGATCAGCTAAAGTATGATGAAGCTAGATATCGCCAGCAAGATCCTGGCCCTAAAGCTGCCAATGATCCCTCTGGCCGGTCTAGCAAGAAACATGACCATGATTCTGTTTCTCAAAGAACGGTTATGAGATCGAAAATGCAATCTCTTCTAAGCACCGGCATTGGAGAAGATGAGCGTATTTTTAAGGAGAATCTAAACCCAACCAAGCCTGCTAACCAAAATAAGCCAAGACGGATGGGCCGAGGTGGTGGGGGCATGGTTAATCCCACAGGGCTTGTAGGCAAGGCAGTTGAGAAGTTCTTTAAGAAAGTTTGAAATGAATGGCACTTCTTCGACAGTTCTATACCAACTTTACGTCAGGAGAGCTAACACCACTCTTTACGGCAAGGGTTGATGCCAATGCCTACAAGAATGGCGTAAAGGATCTTGAGAACTACCGCATCCTGTCACAGGGCGGTATTCGTCGTAGAGGTGGTCTTCGCTATCTACAGACACTAACTAATACGACATATCAGGCTGAACCTTACGTCTATGATGAGGATGAAGCCTATATACTTCTCTTTTCTAACACAAAGCTGGAAGTAGTTGACGCCTCTAGCCCAACTTCCATTGTGCAAACCATTACATCCTGTCCTTGGACGACAGCGATGATTGGTCAGCTAAAAGTCTCTCAGTCAGGCGACACGATGATTGTCGTGCATCCTGACATGGCAATGCAGAAGCTAACACGAACAGCGGTAGATACGTTCAGCCGTGCAGCGTATGCTTTTGATGTTTCTAGCGGTAAAACCTTGCAGCCTTATCACAGGTTCTCTTCACCATCGATTACGATTACTCCGCAAAACACGAATACAAACTCACAGACATTCACAGCAAGTTCTTCTGTCTTTACAGCCAGTGATGTTGGGGACAAGCTAGAGTTTACGGATTCTGCGGGAACTGTTGTCAATATCAATATCTCTGGCTTTACATCTGGCACACAGATTACAGGAACATTCAGTGCTGCTGTTGCAAACACAAATGCCAGAGACACATGGAAAGAACAGGTATTCTGTAGCCAAAGGGGCTTTGCAAGAAGCGTTGCTTTTCACGATCAGCGTTTGATATTTGGCGGCTCCAAGGATCTACCAAACCATCTGTTCATGTCGCAAGTTGGGGAGTTCTTTAACTTCGATGTGGGGACAGGTCTTGATGACGAATCTATCCAAGTCCAGATCGCAGAGAATCAGGTATCTGAAATCAAATCGATCGAGTCGTTCCGTCATCTATCGATTTTTACGTCGGAAGCTGAGTTATATGTACCGACAACTGAGAACAGACCGCTAACACCCAGTACTATTGCTATCAAGCGTCAAACATCATACGGCAGTGGATCTGTGTCTCCTGTCGAGTTTGATGGTGCGCTTGTGTTCCTTACAAAGTCAAAGGGTGCTGTCAGGGAGTTTGTGTTCTCTGACCTAAGCCAAGCCTATAACTCTGACGCTTTGACCCTACTGTCCCAGCATTTGATTGGTTCTCCAACCGACATGGTTGCTCAACGAGAAGCCTCAGATCAGGTGGAAGCCTATCTTTATACGGTAAACACTGCTGGCAAAATGCCTGTAATGGTAAGTATTCGTAAGGAGCAGCTACAGGGCTGGACCGAGTACAGCACACAGGGCAGTTTCAAGAATGTCGTAAACGTAAACAGACAGATCTATGTTGTTGTTGAGCGCACAATCAACAGCGTAACAAGGACTTTTCTAGAGCTTCTGGATAATGAGTATCACACTGATGCCGCATCGAAACAGACTAATGGATCTCCCATCACAACTTGGACCGTTGCCCATTTGCCTAACACAGAGGTCGTTGTAAAGTCTGGCAACTATTCAATGGGGACTTTCACCACTAATGGTTCTGGTCAGCTTACCCTTACCAGCGCTGTAAGCTCTGTAGAGATTGGCATCAATTATACGCCAACTATGACCACCCTGCCCCCAGAGTTTACCCTGCAAGACGGCATATCTGTTGGTCAGAAGCGCAGAATTGTTCGTGCTGTTCTTGATCTGAATGAGACCTTGGATGTAAAGACCAAGGGAACAAGCATACTTATACGACGTGTTACTGATGACTTTTCTCTTGAGCCAACCCCAATTAGTCAGCGCAAAGAGATTTATCTGTTAGGATGGTCATCTGAAGGCACTGTTACAATTACGCAGGATCAGCCCCTGCCGCTCACATTGAACGGTTTGTTGCTGGAGGTAGAAATATAATGGGTATGGGACTACAAGTAGCTGGCCTTATGCTCAGCCTGCAATCTGCACAGATGCAGAAGCAGGCATATGAAGCAGAGGCTCAAGCACAAGAAGAACAAGCTGAAATGGCAAAGATACAAGCTGCCCAGCAGGAGGTTGAGCGCAATCGGCGTCTGCGTGCCCAGCTTGCATCTCTTGGCACAAACATGTCGGCACAAGGTATTGCTCTTGGAACAAGCTCAAGTGTATTGGCATTAGCTGATGATGAGAAGAAGATAGCTAAAGAAGATATTGCTTCTATCAGACTGATGGGACTTTCCAACAGGCGTAGATATGAAGTAGGTGCTGCTGGTAGTCGTGCTGCTGGACGTGCTGCACAACTTGGTGGTTTTGCTAAAACCATTGGTGGTGCTTACAGCATCGGTCAGGGCGTAGGAACTGGATAATGGCTTTTAAGAAAACAGGCGGAAGATCAACTCTTGTTCAGCCTACCGGCTTGCCTAATTTTAGTGGATTCAAGCAAGCTGCTGCATCCTACAACCAGATCGGTGAATTGGCTTATGGAATTGGTCTCGATGACCGTAAGCGTGAGTTCAATCAGCTAATCCGTCAGGCAGAAATTGACGGCAAGACTGCTGGCGTTGTCTATGAGGAAGATGAAAACGGAAACAAAGTTTTAGTTCCGCTTACAAACTTTGACTATGCAAAAGCCAGTGAAACATTTGCAGAATCCGATCAAAATCAAATACTTGCTACATATCGTAAAGCTGCTGTTCAAACATATGTTAATGCTGCTGCTAATGATATTAATGATTCAGCCGCTAAAGCCCTAATTGATAATCCGAGCGATCCTGCTGGGATTCGCTCCAGTGCAAAAGGGTATCTAGATGGTATTGCAGATCTTGACCCTGAGATCTACAGCGCCCTTGCCCCAAAAGTTTCTTCTGCATTTACAAAAGTAGAGAACCAAGCACTTGCCCAGCAAAGACAAGAAGAAATTGAATTTGCATTAAATCAGGGCCTGAAGTCATTCAATAACAACGCTATGGAGCTGGGTGTTCTTTATGCCAAAAGCGAAGGAACGACCAAGCAGGATAGAAAAGTTGCTCTAAACGAAAGAATCAATGAAATTCTGGGAGAGCAAGAAGATATTATCAAAGGCCTAGAGGCCAATGAGGTTTCTAAAAAGACTATAGATGAAATGCGGGATGCTCAGGCTACTGTCATTGCTGCACGAACAGCTCAAGCCGCAGTTGAGCGTTCATATACATTAGACGGTGAGGCTGCTACCTATACAATGATTAATGAGCTTTACAGGGAAGCTCAGTTAAATGAAGACGTTGACGCTGAAGCAATGCGTGATGCAATGGTTGCCAGTGTCACTATGATGGCTCAGATTGATGCCGCCCAAAGTCAGGAAGACAAAGCAAACAGAGCCGCTATTTTTGGGGGGTATAGGCTTTCTATTGCAATGAATGGCCTTGATATTCAAACAGAGCTTGGGACAGCAGGGTCGGATATTCATCAACTAGAACCCGATCAAATCACACAACTTATTTATGAGTCTCAGGGCAGGGTTGCTTATACCAAAAATGTAAATGATGCAAAGATAGAAGCTCTGTGGAAAAGCAATAAGATTAAGTATGACAATAATCTGAAGGTTCTACAGAACCCAGAAGAGTCAGACTTGTTTGCCATAAATGATGCTTACAGGGATATGCTTCAGCTTGCTGGGCTAGGTCAGCTTGGTCCTGAAAGCGCCGGCCTTTTGATAGAAGCCAAGGCTGCATATAGAAAGGCCAGGGACTCTTTCATGACACAGGGCATCCAGCAAACCGGATCAGCTATACAGGTTGAGCTTGGACCTATGTCTAGCTACATCGAAATGCCAGCCTATTATAGAGATGAAGATTTTATTCAGAGCCTTGAGCAAACTGGTGTTATCGGAAAAGAAACAGGATATTGGTCAAGTCGCAAATCATATCTAAATGATGTTGAAGCGTATTCAAATCTTTTCAAGACAAGATCTGATAAGATGAAACTTGCCAGAAGCGGAGACCTAAAGCTCCGCAATGGTCAGGCATCCAGCGTTACAAGTGCAGAGCTAAACGCAATGGGTGAAATGATGGGCTTTGGCAAAATCAAAACTAGCCAAGGTTTTGATGATATAAATCTCTTGTCTGATGATGAAGAGGTGTTTGCTGCAAGCGTAAACGCTATTGCTGGATTTGCTGTTGAAACAGGTGGGTTGCTACACCCTACCGCTAAGGGATTTTTTAACGCATCTATTCATAATGTAGAAAATGCAGATAGATCCATGAGGGTTATGTCTCAAGTTATGAGCGCAATTCGCTCAAGCAAGGACATTGATGAGGATCATGCTGAAGGTATTTTCTATAACAATCTCGATCCTAATATCGTCGCGTTTTTAAGAACTGCAAACGATTTTGGTGTAGAGCTTGCTGTAGAGATGTTTTCTCCTAAAAACAAAATGAATCAGAATAGAGCGGCAACAGTGCTGGCTGCTCACCCTAAGTATTCTGGAAAATCTGAAGAGCAGGCTTTTGATGAGATGTTTCAAGATGCCTTTAAAGAAGCGTTAGAAGGCAGATCATTCTTTAAGTTTATGGACCCCTATATTACAGACGATGATGACCAGATGTTGAAGACTATGGCTACCAATGCTGGGGTTTCCAATATTGAAGATATGGTTATTACTGACCCACAAATTAGAGATGGCATTAAAAAGCTGTTTATTGCAAAGATGCTTGGGCCTGGAGACTATGCGCCAGCAGATGCAATCAGGGACACAATAAGGGAAATAGGTACAAGGCTTACTCCTCAGTACAACCCAGCTACTGATAAGCTAGAATTTGTATCAAATTCCATCATCAAAGAAGCTCAGTCAACTGTAGGGGCTACAGGCATAATTCTCGACATGAATGATGTTAACAGGGACATCAAAGACAAGTTTCTTGCCGAAGGCAATCCATATGGAATGTCAGATTATATTATCGAGGAGCTTGAAAAGATAAATGTTGAAGGTCGTCTTTATGTAGATCAAAGAAACATTGAAGGCCCCTCTTTGCAGTATGTTGCCAATGAAGTGTATGGCGGCAAGCAAACCTATACAGTTATCTTGAATACTGGTGATGGAAAGGTGAGAGAACTGCTGCCTGCATATAGATTTGATTTTGCTCAGACGCAGGGATATGAGTCCTTTCAGCAAGCTGTTGAGACCTTGAGGTCTGACAGAATGAAAGCATTTTGGGGGAACTTCCCATTCCTTGACCCTAATCTTGTGCAGCCAACATTTGATGCGCTTGAGAAAACGAGAGATGACAGAAGTCTGAACACTCTATTTGAGGTTTATGACAAGTACATTGCCGGTAGCAGATCTAACCAGCTTTTGTCTACAGACCCTATCGAGCCTTTGAATAGGGATGAAATCAAAGAGTTCTATTATATGCTTGAGCGTATTACTACCTTGGGGTGGAGATAATGAGTAATATCGATTGGAATTTTATCTCTGAGCGTGAGGGTAAGGGCCGCACAACTGGCTATGTTCCTGATGCAAAAGGATCTAAGTCTGGCGTTACCATCGCCACAGGTTTTGACCTTGGAGCAAGAAACCTTAATGATTTAACAGGTTTGCCAAAAGACCTTATAGAAATCTTAAAGCCTTATCTCGGTATCAAAGGGGCGCAGGCAGAAGAGATTGCTGGCAATCTCAATATTACTGACTCACAATCAAATACGATTGATGAGTTTTCTAAAACAGAAGCAACTGATAGATTGAAGACAAAATGGCAGTCTGCTACTGGGCAGTCATTTGATGATTTGCCAAAGAATGAAGCAACTGTTGTTGCATCTGTTTCGTTTCAGTATGGGGACCTTGAAAGCCAAACACCTAACTTCTGGCGTCAGGTTACTAGTGGGGATTGGGACTCTGCTCTGGCAAATTTAAGATCTTTTGGCGACAAATATCCATCAAGACGAAATTTAGAAGCAGACTATTATTTAGCAGCATTTACTCCTGAAGAACAGGAAGCAAAAAAAAAATTTAGTATAGCTTCTGATCAAGTAGACAACTTTGATCGTTTGTTTATAGAAACTGATCGAACAAGAGATTTGTCTAACATGGAGCTTGTCGATCTGGTTCGAGGTCAGATCGATGACGTTAGAATCGGCGACAAAATGATTGATCGCCAGCCTCCGCAGCCCGTACAGATGGACGATAGTCCTGTAGAGGGCATTCTTACAGAGAGACAAGATACGTCAATTAGGATGGATGACACCCCTGTAGAGGGTCTCCTTACAGAGAGGCAAGATACATCTATTGTCATGGATGATAGCCCTGTCGAAGGTCTCATAACTGAGCGTCCAGCTGCTGATGATGTCGAGCTTCCTATTATTAAAGAGATTACAGAAAAGCCCGATCTTGAACCCCCTGTGACCAAAGAGCCTTCAAAAGCCAATGCGCTCCTGCCTAGTGGAGATGAGTTTGCTGCTGGCTTTACTACTCTGCAAGGTAAAGAGGGTGTTCAGTATGGTGAGCTTCCACCGTCACAAATTACTGATCCAGAAGCGTACTCCTACACGATATTCGATAATTCGTTCTCAAATGTCTGGGGCGCTGCCTTT